AAAGCGGTCACTGCCTTCCTCAAAGCCGGTCATCTTGTTGGTAATGACTTCCATAGGTTCCTCCTGCTAGGGTGCACCACCGCCATCAGTATCCGGCGCATGACTGATGGCAACCTTCGGCCACTCAAAGTCGCGGTCTTGGTCTGTGCGTTCGAACCGGTCAGGCGAGTCGCCGGAGCTACCGGTCTGCAGGTTGATCGGCACCGTCACCTGCTGCACGCTGTCCGCTTCCTCGAGACTTGGGTAAGCCGTCTCAAGGTGGATTAGATCAAGATCGTCAGTCACATTCGGCGGATAGTCGTACTTGGTAACAAAAGTAAACTCGGCGCGCAGCTCCCCAATTGGCGTCTCGTTCTGACTACCAAGAGCACCAAACACGTTCTGCCGCCGGATGCGGGTAACGCCTTCGATGTCGTACAGCCCGGCCGGAGCGAAGCCGATGAAGGTTGGGTCTTGTAATAGCCCTCGCATGATGATGTCGAAGGCTACGTCCAGCGCGCTCTCGAGCTCGTCGGACTCGACGTTGCGTAGGATCACGCTGATGCCGACAATGGACTCAGACCTAAGCCGCGGCTCGCCGGCATTCCAATCGCCATCCGAGCCTTGGGTTTCAGGGAGCAGGTAAACGCCGCAATAGGGCAGATCGGTAGGCTGCACCTGATAGGCCTGCGCCTCCCGAAAAGTAAACTTGGCAAAGAACGGGAAGGCCTTTAGCCGCTCCACGATCCCGTGCTGGATTTTGCGAACCGCGCTCATCCGGGTCTGGTCTCGTCAGTGACGGCAAGGCGCAGAGACAATCGCGCGCGGCCATCGTGAAACTCGTCAACGTCCACGATCTCATAGGGGCCCTTTTCCGGCATCGACATATGCGCCGGAACGAACACCCAATCGCGAGCTTGCGGCGGTACTGGATATTCCGTCAGCCTGATGTCGATAGCGGACTTCTGGTCGGAGAACACCACGGTGTCCTCGGTCATCACGTCCATCGGCGTGGTCACAAAGACGCCGCGCTTGTTGTACGAAGGCTTGCCGGGTTGCGAAATATACGGAGTGATTACGATCGGGCGCGAAAAGATATTCTGCACCTGCTGCAAAACCAGGACGTTGTAGTCAAGCATCAGCTGGCTCCATACTTCATATAGCTGACGAACTTGGCGGCCTTCTCTTCCGCGATGTCCCGCAGGTTCAGAACCGGCTTGATGGTGGTCCGGGGAATGCCGATAAAGGCAATCTTTTTAGTCACTGCATTGATGAGGATGTTCTTGCCAGGCAGCTTGATTAGTTTGCCGCCGTAGTAACGAGCGCGAGAGCGGCCAAAGATATTCCCAGGAGCGGGTAGCCATAGGATCGGAGAGCCAACCGAAGTCGCGCCATATTCCCAAGCCTTCATAAAGTTGGGCCAAATGAACATGCGCAACGCATATCCGGTCTCGCCCCTTCTCTGCACTGCAACGCGGTTCTTCTTGGACTTGGCAAAGCGTCCCATTCCGCCAGCTGCGATGTCCGCCCGCATCGAGGCTTCGAGGTCTTTCGCCAGAGCATCAACGGCTTCGCGCGTAACGTTTCCAAAGTTACGCACACTCATTCGGGTCTGGACTAGGAAATCTTCCGCCATGGCTAGGCCACGTACAGACGCTTGTAGGGTTGAATGAGCGCGGTCGCTTGCGGCGAGAGCGGCGAGGCCTTGGAGGGGGCACCAGTGCGGCTCATGCCGGGTGGAGGAAAGAACCGGATGGAGCCGGTGGCGTTATCGGTGATGCTCTGCATCGAGGGATCGCGCGAGCCAAGATAGTACGTGCTGCGGATCAAGTCGATGCAGGCTAGCTGGAGCGGACCGGGCGCTTCGTCCGGGAGCTCGTAGCCACCACTGTAGGTGATGATATTGGTGCCGACGAGATCGCCATGCAGGACGCCGCCGCCGGCATCATAGACGGTGATGTCATCGATGATGGAATTGTCGTCGTTGTAGATGCTGTCGATATCCACGATCGGATAGCGGTTGAGAACGAGGCCACCCTCGGCGCTGCCATTTAGCACCGTCGTCTCTTCCACCTTCTCGAGCGCGAATACCCGGTCACAAATATCGGCAATCACCTTGGACGCAAACGTGATGAGCGCGGCGATGCGCGCATCATCGGTGTCGGTGGTAATGTTGAGGAAGGCCTTGACGTAGTCGACCGTGACTAGGTCATAACTGTCGGCCGGTTCCAGAACTCTAATGAGTGGCGTGTGCTGCATCTTCTACTCGCTTGAGCAACCGGTAAGCCGTTCCATTCCGCATCTCGGTGACGGTGAACTGCTGATAGGCTAGCGAGCGGCACCATTCCATGCGCTCTGGCCGCTTCGCATATTCGAGGTCACGGAAGTCTAGGTTGCCGACTGGAGCCGCCATCGAGAGTGGTGACACAAACACCGGGATGCCGGCGATCACCGCGTCGACGGCCACGTTGGAGCTATGCGTCACTACTGCCCAGCAGTTGTTTAGATCGCGCGCCAACGGGACCTTAGAGTTGCGAGGCCGAACGATGATGGTGCGATCGGTGGCCTTGCGTAAAGCGCGCTCGGTTTCCTCGATCCAGTACGGCATATCGAGTCCGATGCCGCAGCCGTACTCCAAGCCCGGTAATGCCAATAGGATGTGGTTGCCATGCCGGCGCCAAGGTCTTAGCCGTATCTCCAGCCGTTCGAACCGGTCGGGCGGACAGTCCGGTAAGAAACGAGCGGACATCCCTTGGTACGTGAACCGGTAGTACCCGTAGGGTAGGCCGCGACCAGGACGCCAGAACCCATTGTCGATGTGCCAATACGGCCGCCGGAGTTCGCACGCCCGTTTGAGAACATTCTCGGTGCCCCAAATCTGTCCGTAGCACGCCACCGGGTTCTCGTCTTCAGGCGGCATTCCGTAGACACAGCGCGCACCATGCCAACCGCGAGCGAGATTGCGCATAATCATTTCGAACTTTTCGCGGCGATGCTGCCACCAGATTGGGCACCACAACATTTCCCGCTCACCAAGTCAGAATGTAATCCCCGGATATCTCATCCACTACCTTGGCGCCCCACGATTGCAGCAGATTGACTGCGGCCATTCTCTCAATGCCCTGGCGCTCGGCTAGTCCCGGCTTCTGCTCGATGATTATGGTTGGGTGGTCGCGGCAGATTATTATCTCGCCACCCTGCACCACGTAGAGCTCGAAGCCTTCCACGTCGATCTTGATGAAGTCGATACTTTTGAAGTTGAAGTCATCCAGCTCCCGGATCAGCACGTTGCCGGACGCGTCGTCGCGCTTGAGGTAAGTGTTCCCGGAGCTGCCATGCTCCGTCACCAACCGGCCCCATCCGGGCCGGTCACCGAGCGCTATGCGGAAGAACTCGATGGTGCCGGAAGAGACGTTCTTTGCAAAGCACTCGCTCTGCTCCACACTAGGCTCGAATGCCACTACCTGCTGGAAGCGCTTGACCAGATGCATTGACCAGAGGCCGACATGCGCCCCTACATCGATGGCGCGCCGCCAGTTCCTGACATGCTTCAAGGCGCGTTCAATCTTGTGGTACTGGTACGTGAGCTTGCCGTCGACCTTGACGTTGACATTACGCATCCACTCGATCAAATGCTGCTCATGGTCTGGCAGCCAAATCCCCCCAAACTGTTTCATAGTAACTCACAAGCATGGGATACAATCTCGTCCGGGGTAATGCGGCGCATTGCTTGCTCACAGTGATCGCAACGAGTAATGGAACCACAGGCCTCGGCTCCACCGGTCAAATTGATATGATTATCGTAGCCAGTGACGGAAGGCGGAACGAAGCCGCCAAACAGAACTATAGCCGGAATGTTGAGCGCAGCTGCGGCGTGATGCAGGCCACCCTCAGGTCCGATGTAGAGCTTGGCTTTCGCCATCCGAGCTAGACCTCGCCGGATCGTGGGCGAGGGGATGAGCCGGACGCCATTCAGCTTGGTCGTGATGCCGGGGTATTCGAACTGCGCCACGTCGAAGCCGCGGTACAGCAAGGCATAAGCCACTTCCTGGTAGCGATCCCACTTCTTGTTGATTGAAACGCTCTTCCACATCGGAAGGTTGGGTTCGATCAGGATGAAGTCCTGGTCCTTGGCTGCCTCCTTCTCGCCCGGGTGGAAGAACAACTCGCCCGGCTTGGCGTGGAAATCATAGTTCCAGATCCACCGCGAGTTCTTGCCGTCGAAGCGATTGTAAAGACGGTGGCCGGAATAGTGCGGCACCCACTTCAGGTCGAGAGCGCGTTCCTCGCCCGGCGGAGCCACATTCGGATTGCCGATAAAAATCTCATGCGCTTCCTTCGACCACGTGATCTTGCCGCTGTGTCCGAAGGCGACGCGATGTCCCGCCCGTTGTGCCCCACGAGCCATGCCAGCGCCCATGAGTTCATCGCCCATCCCCACGTTGCGATCTCTCCTGATTTAGTCTTACCAAGTCATCAAGGACGAGGCGCAGGAGGTAGACGACCGGACCAATCGGTTCGCCTAGATTGAACTGGCGCTCGGCGGTAAGTAGGAAACGCTGCGCCTGCTCAAAATGTTTCTTAGCGTCCGTAATCGCCGAACGGCCCTTCCGGGTTGCGGTAGTTGTCGAGCGCGTACCCCGCATCACTTGCCTCCACCAATAGCTTGTCGAAGAACTCGAGCGCATCGCGGCGAGGATGATCATGCACCGGCTCTTGCCGGGCCTCGTACCAATGCTTGCGCCCTTCCTTCTTCAGCCGGGGGATAGCATGCCGTAGATGCGGTTGCGTGGCCACCTTGGTGAAGTGCAGGATTTTGATATCAGGGTCATCGACCTTGGAGTACTCGCCGCCGCGGTCGCGCTTGAGGTCGAGGCAGTTCCAGTTGCCGCCAGCTGCGCGCTGGATTAGACCGGGCTTTTGCATAACACGATGACGCACTTGCCGGTACAAGCCAGGATGCGTCTTGATCTGCTCGATCGGCGGCAGCTCTTTCTTCATCGCCGAACAATCGTACATCGAAACGCAGATGTCCGGGAGCTTCGCCACCATCCCGGCACCGTCCTTGATTTCCTGGTTCCAGAGCTCGGCGATGTCCGCCATCGCGATCATGTCCACGTCGAGATAGATAGCCTTGCCTTGGAAGTTGCAGGCGGCCGGCACTCCCCAACGCAGAGGGGAGAACGGCGTCCACCAAGTCTTGGTATTCCACCCTTTCATCTTCTGCGGATCGGAGTACCAAAAGGAATTGGGATCACGCGAAAGCCGCATCCACGTAATCTCGATCGGCTGGCTAGCCTTGCGCGCTAGTGAGTAGTGCAAGACCGCCTGAAACTCTAGGTCTTCGTCATTCGCCCCTACCCCAATGTATATGCGCACCGGATCCATAGCCTCTCCTATTCAAGAACCGAGACGAGCGCGGGACCAAAGGACGTGATTGGTGCGATCAGCGTCCTACGATGCGTCGCCCCGGTCCAGGATTGCCTGACTTGATCGGGTGAGGAAGTCAGAGCAATGCCAGAACCTTTTCCAAGGGTATTTTCTGGTAAGCCTTCAAATCGCTTACCATCGAACAGTTCACTACCTTGACGCCAAGCTCATGTAGTTTACGTGCTGCACCATCAAGCGACTTGCGCCAGCGTGGAATGTTGCACGCCGCGTCTGGGTTAGATAACGGATGCGGATGACGGGGATGCCAATGCCCACCGCCGTCCACCCGCATATCGAAGCCGATCAGGATGATCTGCCTAAGACCAATCTGCACCATAAGATTGAGCGCTTGAAACCCGGAGTTGCCGCCAGCTCCCACCAAGCCCGGATTGGAGATCAGCAGATCGTTGCCGAACCGGGCCACGTCTATGCGATGAAGATTGTGCTTGCGAGCCGCGTCCCGATCGTAGGTAACCTTGATACCGGCGAACTCCGGTACTCCTTTGTAGTGATCCCACCATTTGCCGTCGCACGCATAGAGCATGTCAGCCCACGGCACCAACTGGAAGCTGGTATTGATCGCGACCACCTTGATGTCGCGTCGCTCCTGCAGCAGGTGGAACGGCTCCCGCACCGCGGACGGACCAGAGGCAACGATAGCGCAGGTGCCTCCAGCCCAGTCTGGAAACCACTCAGGCCTCCGGGTGTTTGCCGAAGTCTGGTTTGGGGTTTCCCGTCGGTCCGACCGGGCCACGCTCGCCACGGGCGCCATCTTTACCATCACGTCCATCGCGTCCCTTCCGGCTGCGTAGGCGCCAATCCGAGTTTTCCCCCGGCTTGCCAATCGGTCCATCTCGCGTCGCGATATAAACCTGCCCTGCAAAGGTGACTTCATCCGCCAACTCGTAAGCATTGCCAAGAACAAAGGAGCCACGATCGAGCGGCACCGGTATCTTCGAGGTGAAGATGACCTCGCCGTCGGCGTGCTTGACGCGGAAGGTTCGCTCGTCGAGCTCGAGCCTCAGGTTGGCGAGAGATAGATCACGCCCATCCTTCCCCGGCAATCCGTCTTTGCCGGGTAGGCCGTCCTTGCCCACGACGATGCCGAGATTGTGCGTGGTGCCGTCGCTAAGAGTTGCGATAGCAGAGCCCTCTCGATCAATGAAGAAGCCCGCAAGACCCACTCCATCTTCGCCGTCGATGCCGTCTCGTCCATCAGCGCCGTCCTTAGGTGTCGGGATTTTGGCCACCTCTTCCGTCACCACCTTAACGACCAGCGGCCGCACGTCATCAATGTCGGGGATGTAGTCCTTACCTGCAGGACCTTCGGGACCCTGCGGACCGGGCTCGCCCTGCTTGCCGTCCTTGGGGATCGGGATCGCACGCGCCACGCGCATCACAATCGCATCTTCATCGGCGTCCTTGCCAGCTGGACCGGGCGGACCTTGCTCGCCATCCTTGCCGTCCTGGGGAGGCGGCAACGCCGCTACCGTTTCCTCGATGATGTAGCGCACAGCCTCAGGCTCGAAGTCCTTGCCGTCCTTGCCGGGCTCGCCATCCTTCGGAATAAACTTGCCGAAGCGATCCTGCACAATGCCGTTGACCAGCTCCCGCACGTCATCCAGCTTCATGCCCTTCTCGTCGTCGGAGATGAGCAGATTGCGAGTTGCATTCGTGACCAGCTCGCCGAGGTACTGCCGCAGCGGCGGCTCCAGGATGGCCGCAGTGCGCTGCGCGATTTCGTTCGAGTCGGGTTGAGGGGCGTCCTTGCCTGCAACTCCAGGGACACCTTGAGGGCCGGGTTCCCCGGCCGCGCCCGGCGGCCCAGGATCGCCTTTTTCGCTTTCCCCTCGTGGACCTACCGGCCCCGGGGCTCCAGCCTCTCCTTGAGGCCCCGGAGGGCCTAGGATCGCCTCTCCTTGAGGCCCCGGGGGACCGGCCGGACCGGGGGGACCGGCGGGACCGGTAGCCCCGTCCTGCCCATCCTTACCGGGCGACCCGGCCGGACCTGGGGTCCGTTCCAGAGCTTCCAGCCTGCCCCGCAACTCGGCAATGAGCGTCCGGCTCTCGGCTAAGGCGGCTCGACATTCTTTGGCATAGTCGCCAACGACCGGCGCAACGATCGCGCCGATTATGTCAGCAATGTCGCGGCTCTTCATCACGCCACCGCCCTGGTTTCGATTTGCACACGCAACATAGCTTGCGCAAGTACGATGTCATCATCGTCCATCGCAGCCTCCTCATCAGGTGGTGGCGTATCGTCGGCGGGCTTCGGGAGTTGCGGCGTTCCCGGAGGGGCTACCTTACCGAACGGGTCATCCTGCGCGTCACGCTTGGCCAAGGCGGCCAAAGAGAAGTTCTGTTGTTGCAGGTAGCAAGCATCACCACCTTCAACCGGGCTGTAGTTTAGTTTCTTGCGGCCCTCGTCCGGCTTCATGACGCCAGCCTTCACGCCCTTGTCGATGGTCTCCATCAACGCCAAGGTGTCGAGGCGCAGCAGATCGTCGAGCTCGAACTCGGTACCAAGCCAGCGATTGGGAGTGTCCACGAGTCCCAAGCCTTCGTCATACAACAGCTCGATGGCTTCGAAATACTTCTGCAGGCACTGCGTATAGTACTGGGTGTTGAGCGCCTCGATATTGTTGTAAGCTGGCGGGTCGCCAACGCCGACCATGTAGGCCGGGACGCCGAACGCCGAGCACACCATCTTGGCAGTTAGGCCGAACTGCTCCGCCACCTGCGAAGCTTCCGCGGTGGCCGACATCGCCTCAAACTTCAAGCCGTCACCGAGCACGGCAATCTTGCCGGCATTGTCACCGCTGAACTCGGTTTGCCAGTACTCCTTCAGCCGCTTCGCAGTGGCTTCCTTGATCTCGCCGGGAGCTGTCAGCAGACCACCGGGCGTGGCGTTGTTGCGGAAGAAGACCGAGGACGCTTTGCCCATGCTCATCGACTGCGTGGCGGGGCCAATAGCCGCAATCAGCGGAGGCACGCCACACAGTGGATGGAATTTGATCGTGCACATGTCGTGGATGATTTCGGACGCTGGCACCACAATCGAGCTATCGCCAGCGGGACCGCGATCGTTGGGCGAAAGGTCCGGGTGCAGGTCGGCGAGATAGTCTTCATTGAGCTCGTAATACACATCGCCGGACGGGGTGACCAGCACCTTGACCCGTTGCGGATCAAGTAAGTAGAGCGCGACCACTACCTTGCGCTCGTCGCGCGCCTTGAGTGCATACGTATTGCCGGTAGTAACCTTGGAGACAATCCAATTTTCGAAGAACTGGATGCGTGTCTGGTAGTGGTTAGGCTTGCGCAGGACGGGCGAGAACGCGGGCGAGGTTACCTCGGTCCAGATGTCATTCTGCTTGAGCTGCTCCACCAGCTTGAGCCGGCACTTACCAACGTCACTGGCGATGCGCTCGATGCACGCATACACCGCATACATCGCCAAGATGTTTTCGCCCCGCAGAGAGTCGTTCTTCTGCCAAGCACCAGTGTAAGGCTCGCGAACAATAGGCCACCACCAACGGCCCCGATCGCCGGGAATAAGCTGCGCGCCAGGAGGAGTGGCGCGCGTGACGGTCAGATCGAAGCCGAGCAGGCGCATATCAGTCTTTGCTTTCTTCTGCGGTCATGTCATCGCGCTTGTAGGTACGTTGGCGACGAGCCGGACCCGCTTGCGAGGGATCAGGCTCCGAGCTCCCACCACTCTCGGCCCGCATCGAGGATGTGGACATCGGCTCCACCGGGCGCGACGACCTAGGCGACAAGGACGGCTCCGGCTTGAGAGTAGGCCGGCCGCTCTCGTTCTTTGGTGCAGGCGGAGGCTCTTTCGGGGTTTCGCTCGGCGGCGCATCCTTAGCCACCTTGATCAGGCGCAAGGCCTTGGCATCGCGATCCGTCAGAACATCAACCTCGTCGCCGGGGTTGTGCTCCTGGGCATTTGGTCCGCTCGGATATCGAAACTTCTTGGTAGCGATCATCTTAGGCATATCGGCTCCTTGAGTTTCCCAGTGCTCCTATAAAAAGGGGCAGCCGAAGCTGCCCCTAAAGTTGCGCTCTAAGAACCGTTGAACGGTTTAACCGTTTAGGTGTAGTGGGCGTTCTGGATGTACTGCACGGCGCCATCGCGGCGACGCATCCAGTTAATCATACGCTCAGCCCGCAACGCCACCATGTTGCGCTGCCACAGCGAGACCATGATGGTGCTCGCGGTTGGCGGGCTGTCGGGGGCGCTGTCCATCTGCAGCGAGGCTTCGCGACTCATGTCAACCGACACCGCACCATCGTCGGCCAGGAGGATTTCCGGCGCATTGATGGCCACGATCAAGCTGCCGGTCGGCGGCGAGCCTTGGCTCACGATGTTCTCCGAGGTGATAACCGGAATACCTTCCAGCGCTCCACCCGAAGGACTCATGCCAGTGAACTCGGTGGTGCCGAGCGGAGTACGCATCAGAGAGATGCGGATGGCCTGCTGCGAAGTCATGACCAGCACGAGCCCTTGCACGCTCATGTTGGCGGCAGCGTAGACTTGCAGCAAGGCGCCAAGGTCGGCGCGGAGCGCGTCGCCGTTGGTACCCGACGGAGTGATCGGGGTGACGCCGTTGGTGATCGAGGCCGGCGAGACGCCCGGAACCGCGGCCTTGGCCGGGTCGAGGAAGTCGCGATCGGTCAGGAGCGCAACCGCAGTCAGTAGCGAGTCCCGCACCAGCGTCTCGATTGCCGGGTTGCTGAAGCGGAACAGCTCGTCGGTAACCGGCACGATACCGGCGACCTTGGTGAAGCCAAGCGAGATCGAGTCGAACGCCATGGCGCTGACCGGCTTCGGCGCGCCTTCACCGACCCAGTTGACCGACGCGGCGGTGATCTCACGCGGGATTTTGATATTGAACGGCACCCGGCGCAGGCCCGGGATGCGGCCAATGATCGTGAGCGGGACCAGGAGCTCGATGAACTCCGAGGCCATGAACTGCGGCTCGACGAGCGGCTTGGCCCAATTGGTGCCGGTAGTGGTGCCCACCAAGACCGGAGCCTTGAGGATGTTCTCCAGTTCCGGCGTCTGCTCGAAGTACCCAAAGTTGCGGGCGGCCTCGACCGGCGACACACCTTGGTTGAGTGATGCGAAGGCCCGGGCGATGAAGTGGCGGGCAAAAAGAATGCCCTTGGGCACGCGGGTGCGCATCCCTTCCACCCGGACGATATCACCACCACGCGAACGCGCGGCTTCGGTCGGATCCGTCGAGCGGACTTCGACCGCCTTTTGAAGGTTGGTCTTCTCGAGGACGCGGAGACGATCGAGATGCTGGTCGACCGACTTCACCTCGTCGGCGAGAGCATCATAATCATCCTGCTGCCCTTGGTCGAGGGTTTCGCCCTTGTCCGAAGCCGCATCCATGATCTCTTCCATCTTCGCGGCTTTCGCCGCGCGGGTCGCCTCAAAGCCGGCAATCTGCTCGGCAATGGTTCGCTTGGCCATCCTGGCCTCCTTTTGTTTAACCACAACTGCCGAACCTGCAGCTCGTCGCTGCTGCGTAGCACCTTGATCCTTGGCG